GATCAGTTTTATCCAGCCAGAAATTCACACCATCCGGTGCCGTGTCGAGCACGTCTGCCTGGTTGAACGGGTCGACGCTTCCATACACATACATGTCATGGATGCTTTTCATGCCGATGTCAGTCATAACAAAAGGAACACCACCAGTCACATAGGCAGTGTTCTCAAGGTCAACGCAGACGGCTTTCCAAACCATGTTGGAAACGCCGTCCACGTTGACTCCAGCCACCGACTGACGCTGCATCCACCTGCCAGGGACCAAACCGGCCTTGTAGCCGGTCGGCCCCCCGTTAGCGGTCAGGGTCATTGCCATGTCAGTGCCTCTCTATCAAGCGGTCACGCCCTCGAGGCGTGCTTGGCGCTTGCGGTTGCTGATGGTGAAGTTACCGTACGACAGAACCTGAGCGAAAATCGCGTCCTGGTTGTAAGGACGGACAAACTCGGTCGGAGTCATCCAACGGTTGGTGTGAGGACGCAGCTTCAGGTACTTCGTGTTGATCATGTAGAAGTCGCCGCTGTTGACATAGTCGTCAACGGTGACAGGCATGCCACGGTACAGAAGATTGTCGAAACCGGCATCAGCGGTCTTCGGGTCAGCAAACCGCTGCTGCGGCTGCAGCAGAGCCTCGTAAGCCTCGTACACGGTCTGAGTGGTCAGACCGATATCCGGCTTGTCGGTGCCCTTGGCGATGGTGTTGTAAGCGTTAGCGATCGCCGCCAAAGTCAACGACCCGACAGTGGTCACAACATGCGACCTCCACCAAGTGTTGTCAGCGTCGGTAGCGTCAATGCCGCCTACAGTCGTCACCGAACTGTTCTCATCACCCACGAGATACTCGAGGCCATGCCAGTCCTTGTTCGTGTTGCCCGTACCATCAGACTGAATAGCCTGCTGGTTCAGAGTGTCAGCGAACGATTCGCGAAGCTGCATCATCTTCGCCTCGAGGAGATCCACGATCTCCTGCGGGCCAGAGTTCACAGCCTGGGTGTAACCATCGATCGTGACAGTACCAGCCATCTGACGGACCGGATACTCGGCGGCAGTGATGCCGGCCTGAGCGGTCGTCGCGATGGTGTCGTACTGGCTGTACGAAGCAACAGTGTCGTTGGTGTCGTAGATCAGAGGCTGAGCCATCGTCCGACCACCAGTGTGGTAGCGGAGACGGTCGCCCATCTGCATCATGAAAAGGAACGGCTGTTCCTCAAAAATGTTGTTGACTAGAGACTTCGTCCACTCCTCGAGCGTGGTCGCTGCGAGAGTATCGAAATCGGCGTTACCTGCCACCATTGCAGGACTCCTTTCGGGTCAGACCGAACTGCTCAGAATTGAACCTGCCGCAAAGCAGAGTTCTCAGGCAACTGCTCGAACGCTCGACGCACAGCATCTATCGGCTTCGCAGCCGGCACATGCTCAGGTGCAGGAGCCGCAGGTGTAGCGACCGGAGACCCTGGCGCAATCGAATCCAGAATCGCAGCATGGTCCGCCGCGTTCGGTTCGGGAGCCGGCGCAGGCTGCGCCTGCTGCTGCTCAAAATGCCAAGACCGGAAAGCCACATCCACGTCATTGATCTCACGCTGGACAGCGTGAGCCAACACTTCCTGACGGTTGAAACCATCACCGTACTTCGCTTCAAGTTCGTCCAACTGCCTGTTGATACGTTGCACTTCGGTATCGTGAGCATGCTGTTGCTGTTGATTTTCCAGCATGCCCTTAAGCTCGTTGATTTGTGCGGTCAACGCAGCAACCTCTTCGTTCTGAGGTTGTTCTGTTTCCACGTCGGATACCTCCGGGTTAGTTGTGGTTACCCCGAACCTGTCCTGAAGAGATCTGATGATCCGTTCCGGGTCTTTCTGCAATTCATCGAAGAACCTTTGGTACTTACCCATGTCGGTCTTAGCGGTATCGAGTTCCTGCATCGCTTTAGTCGCAGCACGCTGGTGGGCTACACCACGCACAGCGTCCCTAAGACGCATGTTCTCGACAACACCGTCGATCTTCACAGGGACCAGATGGTCACCGTATTGCTCGATTGAAAGGGTTTGTGGGTTCGGGGCAGATTGCGTTTCCGCTTCTGTTTCCGAGCCTTCCGAGGAGAGTCCCTCCATGGGAGTCCTTTACTAGACGGGATTCGGTTCCCGAAAGTATGGACTACCTTTTCGACAGAAAGCAACTATTTGTCATCCGCCATAGTTAGCAGGAGCCGCAACGTTACGATCAGGGACCCCGCCATTAGGTTGCTGAACGCCACCCAAAGCAGAATTAATACCCGGCAACTGGGCCTGCACCCCACCAGGCAAAACCTGCTCTTGCGCCGGCGGTTTAATGAACTGAGAAGCGTTCGGAATCGAGAACCCATATCGAAGGTAATACTCGATCAACTTCTCCACATCGACCATCTCAAGGATCTGCGGGAACCCCTGCGCCATCGCCCCGATACCGGCCATCATCTCGTTCACCGAACGGCGACGTTGCGTCTCATTAAACGCAGTCGAAGACCCAGGCTCAATCATCAAATCGAAAGCGCCACGAATATCCTCAGCCGTGTACGGCACATACAGCTCTTCGAGTTCCGCCGGCAACGCTCCCCCCTCAGCTTCGATACCGCGACGCATCCGCATACCCTCAGACGTCCCCAACCCGATACGCAACGTACGCTCCCGAGACATGAACTGCTGAGTCAACTGCAACAAACGTTTCGCCGATTCCTTCATCAACGACTCAACAATTAGCTGCTTCTCCCGCATACGGGACTGCGCCCCGTCGTTAATAATCGAAGCCTCAGTCGCTGTCTGTGCCGCCAAAGCGCCGCCACCACGCTGATAATCCGTAACACCAGTCACTTCGTTGATGTCCGAAATGACCGTCGCCGACACGTTGTACAACTGCGGGTCAACCTGCGCCGGCACCAACGGCCGCACAATCCCATCCAACGGCTCATTGTTTTTCGGATCGACAAGAGCAATCAGATTATCTTCATCCGACGTCAACACAGAAAACAATCCCTGCTTGCCGTCTTCCTGCGAAACGTACTTCCGGTTCACCATCCACTTCTGCCGGAACCGTTTCCGGTCGTTGATCAGATCGGTGCGGGCAACGTTCAACTCGATCTGCAACGACTCGATCCGTTCGAGCTCGCCGATACCGTAGAACTCGTCAGGGACACTGAAGTTGTTGCGGAAAATAAACGGATGCCCAAAGTGGTACGGCATCTGTTCCGGGTCCCGCAAGAAATGTTCCGTCGAGTCGTCGGCAAACACACACCACGTCCCTTCAGTCAAATCATAGAATTCCCAGACGATCGCCCACTTGATCCGCTGGCCTTTCCCTTCAGCGTTCGGCCCTTCGATGCCGCCGTTGTCGGGAGCCAACCCGTCTGGCCGATCCACCAAAGATTTCTGGCCTTCGCCCAGCTCTTCGCGGGCAGCCGCTTTCCAATCCTTACGTTTCTGGGCCTGGTCGATGCGGACCGGGACACGTTGCGCTACCCACTGGGCCCTGGACAACGAAGTCGCAGACGGATCGACAAGCATGTCGAACGGCGACACCCGCTCCAGCGTCGACCGGTCCTCGAGGATAATGCCGCCCTCTTCCCGGACCTGACGCGCCAACTCTTCCCGGCTTGGGATGTAGTTGAAATCGTCAGCGACGACCATCTGCGTCAACGGGCCACGCGATTTCTTCACCAACTCATCGAACGACGAATTGAAATTAGGTTTAGCGAACTGGGCGTAGTTGTATTTTACGCCAGGCGGGGCAGACGGGAAATCGACTTTAAGGTCGCCGGCATCGAACGGCGTCACCCGATATCCGGCCTTCAACCAGCAATGCCCGAAGATGATCAGATCGTTAACGGCGGCACGAACTTCGTCCTGGTGGGACCTGTGTTGCCACTCGTAGTTTACGACTTGTTCGCACAGCATTGCTTTCTGATGGTTCTGCTCGACCCGAGAAGTCACCGTGAACTTCGGGTTCCGCACCGTCAACGCCGACCGGATCACGTTCCCGTTAGCGAACCCGATCGGGACATCGATCTCATGACGGTTAGCGGTAGTCGACTCCCGGTTCTTGCCGTACATGTCTTTCAGACGCCGCCACGTCTCATGACGATTATCGAGCTCAAGCTCCTGCTTCGCAGCCGCGATCTCGGCCTTGTACATGGCCAGCAGATCACGCTTCTCTTTACTCATCTCAGCCACCGCGCACCTCTGCCCGCAACTTGTCAGTGATCTTCTTCAGATCCTTCTCGGCCTTAGCTTTCTTGTCGACCTTCGGGGCCGGCCCCGTGTACCGCTCCGGTTCGATCCCGGCAGCTCTAGCGTCAGCGACAGCCTGTTTCTCGAGCGCCCACACCGACGGGCCTTGCCGGACAGAACCGAACGTCACACCTTTGACTTTGCACCCGAAACACAAACCATGATTGTGTTCGTCAATGAACAGTTCGTTGCATTGGGTGCACGCAATCATTTCTTTCTTGGCCCTTTACGGTTAGTCCATCCGGCAGTGTAAGGCTCGCCACTATTGGCTGACAAACCAGCTTGAACCAGAAGGTTATCGAAAAACTTCAACGTGAAATCAGGTATCCCTTCATCTATCCCGAAGTTCAACTCTTCAAGGACTTCCTGATCTCGAAGAATCGCGACACCGATACCGAGCGACATGACAAGATCGTCATGCGGCGCACCGCCATAACGTTCTGTGCCATGAGACGACACATGCCGTTTAAACGAAATAAGCTCGGCCAGCGTGTCTTCGCAATGCAAGATCAACTCGCCTCTGCGTAAAGCAGCGCCGAGCTCGGTCACCAACAGGTTCTTTGAATCTTGCGTCGTTTGCCAACCGACGTTCCTGGTCACCGACTGCGAATAGTTTTGGCGGCGATGGAAATACAGGTTCGGGTAGTCCGTCACATGCGACAGGCGGTTGCAGACAGCGATGCCGTGAGCGTTCCGCTCAGGGGCCAACAATGCGTCGTTAAACCAGCGGCCTAACCCATCTAATAGTTCGGCGAACTCTTCGACTTCGATCCGTTTCCTGTAACGGGCCACGACCCGTTTCGTGTCGACCTTAATGACATGGGCAGCCGAGTAGTCGCCTTCCGGCGAACCTGATGCTACATCGGCAGACACGATGTAAGACATCCCCGGCTGCGGAAGTTCCCACACCCACAAACCGCCATCGTCTTCCCGGACAAACGTCGGGGACCCAGTTTCATCTACCCGAAGATCTCCAACATGAGAAGGGGCCATAACCTGAACCCGCTGTTGAAGCATGTCGTAGTCGAACACTGCGTTGCCGGTGGCAACAAACGCTTCGTCTGCCGACGACGGGTACTCTTGTCGGATCTGCCACGGTTCGAAGTCTCGGGTCTTCTGCTCATACCAGGCTTCGTCTCGTTCCGGCACAGAATCCCACGCAAAAAACATTGGGACGAAACTATTGCCGCCAGACTCGGCGGCGCTCCAGAACTTATGGAACCAGTCGCCGTATCCTTTAGCGGTAGAGAACCCGATGATCTGACCGCCGGCGTCAGCGGCTGGTTCTACTGCTGCCCACGCTTCGGCCGGGTTATTCAGCGAAGCCCATTCGTCCACAATGATGCAATACCCGGTGTAGCCACGGGCAGGGTCGTCGCGAGAAGGCAACGACAGGATCAGCGAGTCGTTCGCTAACCCGAGCTGCAACTGGTTGTCCTGGCCTTTGACCGGTTTCGGGCCGCGATCTTGCATCCATTGCGGCAGCCGTTTGTACCCGTAGCGGGCCATCGAAATGTACCGTTTGGCATCCGATTGCGTTTTTGACAGGGCGACACATTCACGGTTCGGGGCAAAAAACACAAGCCAGAACAGGTACCCGGCGGCGAGAGTTGTCCAACCGATCTGGCGCGCTTTCAACGAGATCGTGTTCTGGTGAGTCACCCAAACTGTCAACGCTTCTTGTTGAGGCGGGCGAAGTTTGAACAGGGTTTGTCCACCTGGCACTTTGATGTGCCAGTAGTTCTCGAGGAAGTACTGGCAGCCAGTGTCGGGGTCGGAGCATTTCCGCCATTCGACTTCTTGTTCGAGTTTTTCTCTGGTCGTCATCCGTTTTAGTTGCCGAACGTGTCCTGAATCAGCCGCTTCAGGATGCGGGCGTGATCCTTCAACTCTGCGACCGCCTCGGCCTGCGTCACGGCCGGGGCGTCGATAAATGCCTGCAGGTCTGCAAGCTTGTCGCGGGCGTGTTGCCGCTCGGCCTCTTCGGCTGCGGCGGCGGCATTAGCGTCCGCCGTCGCCTGATCGAACACCCATGCGACACGGAACACGCCGGGGGCGTCGTTGACGATCGAGCGGACGTGGTTTTGGTCGGGCCGTACCGCTGACGTGTCCAGCGGGTAGATGCCGAAGGTCGCGGCGTTGCCGACCGTGACCTCTTCGTATCGTCCGGTCATTTCGGTTTCCTCGACCCAGATCTGGCTCGGGAGTTCTTTCCTGGTTCTGATCGGGGTGATCCCGTCGTTCGACTCAATCCACATTCGATTTCTCGCTTTCTTTTACGCCGGGGCCCAGGCGATTGTTTTCGTCCAGCCGTCTTGCGACGCCTCCGACCCCTGCCACCGGGCAGTGCCGCATGCGCCCGCTGACGCTTGCAGTTCGAGCGCTATGCCCGGAGCCCCGTTGTACTGGCTGCCCCAAATATCGTCGATGCTCGCAAGTGTCCCGCTGCTAGGTGCCGCAGCCCAGACACCACTTGACGACTCGAACCCGGCGATGCGCATCACCAGACAATTAGCTTGCGTTGTGGTCACGTCGCCGCCAGTGAAATCGTTACTCGCTCCCGAATGCAGCGTCAGTGTGCCCTCGACGTCGATCGGGGTTGTCGTGTCCTGGCCCCGCAAATGGACAATGTCGATCGAGTAGTCGGCCGCGTTGAAGGTTGAGGAGGCGGGGAACACGACCGTGTCGCCCTCGGCGGGCGTGCCGCTCGCTTTCCAATACATTACCTCGGTCGAGTTGCCGTTGACGGTCTCCTGGCCGAGGCTTGTCCATCCGGTCGGGACTCCGGCGGCGGCATCGTCCCACGTCGCCGACCCATACCACGTTTTGACCGCTACGAGAAGGTCGTCGTTAACAGGGAGCACGTTTAGACGTTCGTCGGCGTTCGAGCCGGCGGCGAGCGTCGCCGGCGCGAAGTACAGCGTTACCGCACTATCTATGCGGTTAGCGCCGAGCCGTGCCGAACCTAAGAACGTGAACGGTGACAGGTCGGGCGGCGACTGATCGGGACGCACATAGATCAGACCCGTCGCCATCGAGTCGTTCGTTCCGCCATGCGCGAACGTCGGCAAACTGATCGCAGAGCCAGGCGTGTGCGACTTCCAAGCAACCGCCCCCGACGTCGCCCTAACCCCCGAGTACTGGGTCGAGTCGACGGCGATTGTTTCCACGTACGGGGTGGAGTCCCACCCGGTGCCTGTGATCGACCACGTAGCGGCATCGGCGTTGTCTTCCCACAGAGCGAAAGCGATCGCGAGCCCGTCGCCGGTGACGATTTCGTCTGCCGGGTTCGGCGTGCCACTCGCAGCCACCAGCGACGCCACCGCAGTCGAAGACGTGTTGCCTTTGTCTGCGGCTGCCGACAGTAGGTTTAGGTCGATCGGCCACCACGGGTCGTGGCCGGTGACTCTGAGCAGAGCGCCATGCAAGTAGTCGGCGTTTGCGTTCGTGGCAAAACTAAAATCGGACGCCGCCGCATCGGTCGAGTCGGCGATTTTCCACATTGCCTGCAGCCACGTATCCATGCTGTTATTTCCACCGTGGAACACGATCGTGCTCCACCCGTCCCCAGCGCCCTCGAACCCTCGATTATTGGCCCGCTGTGACCACCCGATGAAGATAAGCAAGTCGCCTGCGGCGAGCCCTGAGGGTTTGGTTATCGTCACGTCCGAACCGCCCACG